CTCCGGGAAAAAAGACGACTGAAAAAGCGTTTGACCAGGGCTTGGAAAAGTTCCGGAACAGACAACTGGGTTCCGGCAAGATTTAACCTGAAGGTCATACAAAAAAGGAGAAATAAACCATGGGTGAAGTACTTGAATATATAATCGACGGAACCAGCGGCCTGGCTCCGGGTGGGGTCGAGGGATCCTGTATTGTTGCGGGCGTATGCAGTAAGGGTGATGTCGGCAAAGGGTATCTTCTGGGCAAATCAAGTGATCTTAACGATCTGCTTGGCTCAGGCCCCCTTGTTGACCGGCTCAGGGATCTTTTTGCCACGGGTGGCCAGAATCCCAAAGCCATTGCCGTGCCGGTAACGGGATCACCCGGGAGCTATATAGCCGGGGTGGAACATACAGGCACCGGGCCTGAAGGGGTTGCGACTGGAGCCGTGACCGGCAATGCAGATGTTGTGGTTGAGATTGAAACCGGCGGGGCTCTTGGGACAGCTGAGGCCAAGGTGTCCATAGATGGCGGAACTGTTTTTGATGCAGCCGAGATTGTTCCTGTCAATGGTCAAATTACCATCGGGGCAACCGGGGTCACGCTTACCCTGGCCACAGGGGCTCATGTGTCCGGAGATACCTATGAATTTGCCGTTAGAAATCCCATCGGTCCCGTTCAAAAGACGGGTGCCGGAGGGCCGGAAATTACCCTGGCCGGGACCGTAAAGACGGCGGCTGATTTGGTATTAAAAATCGTATCCGCCGGTGCCTTGAACGAGGCCACCTATCAGCTCAGTCTGGACGGTGATTCTTTCGGTCCTGTAAAAACCGTTCCTCTGGACGGGATCATCCTGGCCGGTGATACCGGTGTAACCATTACGGTTGCGAGCGGCACGGATTTGGTGGCCGGGGTTATTTTTGAATGCCGTCTTTTGGCTCCGGTTCCTTCCATCACCTCGGTGATGACAGCCCTTGAGCAGCCGTTAAGTCTTTATGATGTGGAGTTTGTCTATGTCGTAGGGCCATCGGATTCTGTTGACTGGGCCGCCATGGGAGCCAAGGCGGATGAACTCTGGAATGCCCACAGGCCCACTTTCTTTTTGTGCGAGACAAGACTGCCCTGGGCAAGTGAAGATCTTAATGAATGGACCGCTTCCATGGTTGAAGAAAAACAAGGGTACGCCCATCGATTTGTTTCTGCCTGCGCTGCATTCGGAGAGGTGACCGATACAACCGGAAGCCGGATTCTTCGCAACTGGGCAGGGCTTATGGCAGGCAGAATTCTTTCCATACCGGTCATGAGAGCAACGGGCCGGGTTCGGGACAGCGGGATCTCCCAGGGAAGTCTGCCCAACGATTTTACAAGTGCCATGCAGCAAACCCTTGAAAGCGCAGGGTATGCAACTGCCAAATATTATGCCGGCTTAAATTCTGCCTATTGGGGTGATGCAAAGACCCTGGCGGATATCACCAGTGACTATCAGTACATTGAGGTTTTGAGGACCGTGTTTAAGGCGGTTCGGAAGGCAAGGATTGCGGCTCTCAAGAGCATGTATGATGAGGCGGGCGATCCCCTTGCCGAGGGTGGGGCATCGGGTCTTAATTATCTTAAGGCCAATATCTGTATGGCCCTAAATACCATGAAAGCTGCCGTTCCCAAAGAACTCGCCGATTATGTGGTCACCATCCCGGAAGGCCAGGACATTGTCGATAACGGTGTTGCTGTTGAAATGCAGCTTATCGGAATACCCATCATCAGAGAGATCAAACTGTATGCCAGCTATATTTATGCCGGCAGCGGGTTTGATCCAAGATTGAGTTAAGGAGGAATCAATGACGATTAACGGAAATTATTATGACTGGGAAGGTGTTGAGATCCAGCTCCAGCCATCGGGCGTGGCCATTGGGGTGACGGAGATCAGCTACAATGATGAACGGGGTATTGAAGCCCGGTACGGCAAGGGGGCAGTGCCCAGGGGATTTGGGAGAAAAAATTATAAAGCGTCCGGGTCCATGACCCTTGACAAGGATGAAGCTGAACTCCTGAGGAAAGGCCTTGGCGGATCTTTTTACAGTAACAAGCCTTTTCCGATCATTGTGTCCTATTCCAATGATGACAGGGATACTGTCACGGATACCTTACCGGACTGCCTGATCACCAAGGCTGATACATCCGGCAAACAGGATGACGACAATACGGGGACGGTGAAGTTTGATTTTATTATCCTGAGCCCCATCGAGTGGAATGGTGAGGCGGCATACAAGTAGGATACCAGGCAACAAAAATTATTAACCCATAAAAAAAGGCAACAACCATGGATGAGGTACAAGTAAAAGACGGCAAGGAAAAAGGGTATAACGAGTTCAGCCATGAGTTTTTTGATGTGTTTAAAGGCAAAGACGTAACCGTGTCCATCCGATTTGCCAAACCCACTCCCCAGGCCACCGAAAGAGCACAAAAGCAAATGATGAAATCGCCGAACCTGGCCCTGAAAAACCTGTGCTTAAGCGCAGTGCATCCCGACGATAAAGAGCAAATGCAGGAAACTTTTAAGGAGTATTCCGGGCTTGCATCCACATTCGGGGGTGCCCTTCTCAAGGCGTGCGGGTTTGGTGAGCTGGGAAACTAATAAAACAGGCCAGGGGGCAGCTTGAGAATAGTGATCTTTCTCAGTTGCAGATTCTGATTCGGCATTGGCTTCACGAGCTGCCCTCTCAAAGCCTGGAAACTTTAATTGAGCAGTCAGCAGCTGCTCTCTGGATCGAAGAAAGATTTTTTAAAAACATGGGCAAGATACTCGGAGGAAAGTAATGAATACGGTTTTTGCAGTTCAGGCGGTTATGGGTCTTGTGGATAATATCACAGGACCGCTGCGTGGTGTTCGTGGCGGCATGGCTCAAACCGAGGCCGGTGCCGGCAGGTTAAGTTCCAAAATGGGGATGCTGACCAAAACATTGCTTCCCCTTGCCGTTGCCGCCGGGATAGTGGTGGGAGGTTTTTTTTCTTGTGTGGGGGCTACAGTTGAAACGCAGGCGGCTTTAGGGGAATTGTCTTCTGTTGGGATCACGAACCTGGAAGCTCTCTCAAATGCAGGAGAACAATTTTCCGGAAAATGGGCGGGTACCACCAAGTCCCAATTTATCAGTGCTGCATATGATATCAAGTCGGGGATCGCGTCTTTATCCGATGAGGGCGTGGCAGAATTCACAAAGCTTGCCGCCCTGACCGGCAAAGCCACCAAATCCACCACGGCTGAAATGACCAGCCTTTTTGCTACGGGTTACGGCATTTATAAAGACATGTATGCCGATCTTACCGACATGCAGTTTGGGGAAGTCTTTTCTGCCGGGATCGCAGCCAGTGTCAAGAATTTTAAAACCACGGGTTCCGGCATGGCCCAGGCCATATCCCAGCTGGGGGCCACGGCAACCACCGCCAAGGTTCCCCTTCAGGAGCAATTATCCATCCTGGGGATGCTCCAGGCCACCATGACGGGCAGTGAAGCCGGCACAAAATACAAAGCCATGATGCAGTCAGCCGCCGGTGCCGGTCAAAAGCTTAACCTGCAATTCATGGATGCAAACAACCAGCTTTTATCCATGCCCGAGATCCTTGCTGCCTTACAAGGCAAATATGGAACCACGCTGGATGCCATTGAAAAAATGGAAATGCAAAAAGCATTTGGCACTCAGGAAGCCGTTGCGGTCATCGATCTTTTGTACAGCAAGGTGGGCGATCTTAAAACCAATATCATCGGTCTTTCCGGGGCCATGGATCAAGGGACAGCATTTACCAGTGCCATGGCCGAAACCATGAACCGCGATCTGGGCGCTGTGTTGGCGCTCAATGGACAGCGATTCCACAATTTAAAAGAGATAATTGGAAATATTTTTCTGCCGGTGACCCTGTCCTTGGCCACTGGGTTAGGGACTATCATTGGATTGTTCTCTTCCCTTGCCAGATCTACTGTAGGAAAAACACTTATTGGTCTTGTTGGTGCTATTGCGGTTGGTGTGATTGCCATCACGGCTTTTGCCAGTGCATCCGTTTTGGTAACGATGGCCCTGCCCTTTGTCACAGGAGCGCTTGCCTCGGTGGGTGCAGCATTTGTGGCAGTATCCTGGCCTGTGTGGGCTATAGTTGCAGCCATAGGTGTTTTATATATTGCCTGGCGGAAAAACTTTGGTGGAATGGCAGATATCGTGTCTGTATGGTGGAATAAGATCTCGCTGGTATTTCAAGGGATCAGGGCTGTTTTTTCTTCTCTGAACGGCACCACCGGCATGATTGAAGGTGAGCTTTCAAAGGATATCAAAGCGGCGGGCCTTGTGGGCCTTGTAACCACTGTGGGAAAGGTAATCTACAGGATAAAAATGTTCTTTTCCGGCATGTGGGATGCTGTAAAATTCAGCATTTTGGGCATTGCCGATATATTCCGGCCGGTATTTGCCAGTATGGGGTCTGTGGTAACTCCCTTGTGGGATATATTCAAGGCGTTAGGCTCTGTGATTGCACAGGTTGGTTTAGCGCTCTGGGGTGTATCTGCATCCACTGATATTTCTTCCTGGCAAACCTTTGGAGAGGTTGTTGGGACCTTTGTGGGTGCCTCATTTCAAATGCTGGCCTGGGCCATCAGGCTGGTAATAACCCCATTAAAGTGGGCGGCGGATATCATAGGCTTTCTGCTATCCTGTTTTGTGGGCTTAGGAGAAGGTATCGGAACGGCAGCGGGGTGGATTGTTGTCAGCCTTGAAACGCTGCCCGCCCTGGTCAGCCGCATTGCAGGCAGTATATCTAATGCTTTTAGCCAGGCAGTCGGTTGGATAGTCGGTAAAATCACGGGCCTGTCGGATTTCTTTTCCGGTATCGACTGGTCGGCCCAGGGCGTAAAGCTGATGGGCACATTGGTAGCAGGCATCAAGTGGGCATTCATGAATCTCACTCCTGTCGGATGGCTGATTCAGGCATTCTCCGGAGTAAAAAGTTTTCTTGAGGGTATTGACTGGTCGGCTCAGGGTGCAAAGCTGATGAGCACATTGGCAGCGGGAATAAAGTCAACCGTGAGCCTTCCCTTTGATCTTGTCAAAACCGGTTTGATGAAAGTCCGGAACCTGCTGCCGTTTTCCGATGCGAAAGAAGGGCCACTTTCCGCTTTGACATCATCCGGGCAAGC